GCTTTTGACCAATTACTTTACTATTCAATAATTCTTCCAGTTTTTTCAAATATTGAGTTTCGTTTGTATTCAATTTATTTACCGGAACTTTGGATAGGTCGGAAATAACCGCATAAACCATATCTTCGGTTATTTCCTTTTTTACATTCGATTGCTGCTGTTCAAATTTAGCAATTTCTTTATCCAGTGTTTTTGCGATTTTCCATTCTTTATCCCTCAATTCTGCAGCTTTTTCATAGTCATCCATTTTGACCACCATTTCTTTTTCTTTCTTTATTTTTTTCGCATCTAATCTTAATTTTTCGATTGCTTCGGAATATCTCTCTTCTAGAGATACTCGAGATCCGAGTTCGTCGATAATATCAAATGCTTTATCAGGAAATTCTCTATCTGTAATATATCTTTCCGCCAAATTAACACATAACTCAATTATTTCGTTTGAATAATGAACTTTATGATGATTTTCATAAGGTATTTTGGCTTTTTTTAAAATTTCATTTGTTTCCTCTTTGGTTGGAGAATCCAGAATAATTTTTTGAAACCTTCTTTCCAGTGCATTATCTTTCTCAAATGATTTTCTGTATTCATCGAATGTGGTGGCTCCAATGCATTGAATATCACCCCTTGATAAAGCGGGTTTCAATATGTTCGAAACATCTAGGGATCCCGATGAGTTTCCAGCCCCAACTATAGTATGAATTTCGTCGATGAATAATATAATGTTTTTATTAGCTTCAAGCTCCTCGACGATAACCTTCATTCTCTCCTCAAATTGTCCCCGATATTTTGTTCCCGCAACAATTGAGTTTATATCAAGCGACATAATTCTCTTATCCAACAATGACTTTGGACAATCACCGTTCGCTATTTTAATTGCCAATCCTTCAACTAGAGTTGTTTTTCCACCGCCGCTTGGTCCAACAATAATTGGATTATTTTTCTTTCTTCTGGTCAGAATTTGTGCCAATCTTTTCAATTCGGATTCCCTACCAATTAACGGATCTAGTTTATCTTTTTCCGCCATACTGTTGAGATCCTTTCCGAAGTTATCCAAAACGGGTGTACCAGAATTGTTGTTAGTCTTTTTTTTAGATTCGTTATTATCTGCAAAATCTATCATATTTCTACTTTTGTTATAAATATAGGTAAAGTTATCTACATTTAAAGAAAACTAAATAAAATAAAAAAAAATAAAGTTAAATGGCGATAAAGGGTGAACAAATAATTGGTACAAAGATTCATAATATAATAGAATCCAGTAATATATCAAAAGCAATTTACGATACGGAAACAAAAAAATTATTGGTGGAATTTAAAAACGGATTTAATTATGAATACGAAGATGTTCCACATCAGTTGTACACTCAGTTTAGAATGTCTCCATCACAAGGTAAGTTCTTTTCTGAAAAAATATCAAAGGTATTTAAATACCGAAGAATAATTTAAAAATGAATAACTTTAAAACAATATACGGAAGTCTAAAAACAAAACCAAGATTATATCCCAAATTCTGGGATAGTAACATGGTTTTGAAAAACGAAGTCAAGGAAAAGTTGATTGAAATATCAAACCATTTCGAGGACAACCTCGATATGGATTTAATCGTATCTGATGTTGTTTTAATGGGTTCAATTGCTAGCTACAACTGGTCTAGATATTCAGATGTTGATATACATTTGTTGATTGATTTTACGCAATTTCCGGAAAATCAAGTTGAGCTATACAAAGAGTTATTTAAGCTAAAAAAAACGGTTTATAATACAAAGTATTCTATTAAACTATACAACCACGAAGTGGAATTATATATTCAAGATGAAAAAGAATTAATATATTCAAGTGGAATATATTCACTGATTGAAGACAAATGGTTGAGTAAACCCGAAAAGAAAAAATTAAACATTGACGATGAATTATTGAAGTCGAAAGTTGAGGATTGGAAAACAATAATTGATAACATAATTGAATCGTCGAAAGATAAATCCGTTTCTGAAATAAGAAACATAACCAAAAAATATAAAGAAAAATTGAAAAAGTATAGAAAAATAGGGCTCTCCGAGGGTGGAGAAAATTCTATTGAGAATCTAGTGTTCAAGGTTCTTAGAAGAAATGGTTACATTAAAAAATTAATGGAATTTCAAAACAAATCCGTTGAGAAAAAACTATCCCTGAGGGAGGATATAACAGATTTTTTTTCGGAAGAACCGTCTGTTGAAGATTATGGTTTTTGGGAGCCGCTTATTAGATTAATAAAAGGGGGTAAAACAATTTCAAAAGCTGATTATCCCGGAGATGGGGTTACCATAGATACTGACGTTATGTGGATTCAAGCGGCTCTCGATTTTATATTAGGTGAAGAAGTTGCAATGGATGGAATGTTTGGTAGAGGAACTGAAAAAGCTATTAAAAAATTTGAAGCCAAATATAACCTCCCCGTGGATGGTGTATTGGATACGGAAGATTTAAAGAAAATAGGTTCGCTGTTACTGGCAAACAGATTTAGCGAATCTAAATACAAAAAAATAAAAGAGAGACAATACTATACAATACCCATCCCAGAAGAGGATAAGATTTTTTACATAACTATTTTAAGAGGTGTTGGTGCACCAATAACACCAGAAAATATGCGTTTTATGGCAGCTTGGCGGCAATCGGAAGGTGCAAATTCAAGAAATAACCCATTTAATACAACTTATACATTGGATAAAGATAAAAATATGCAAACTTATGGATCTCACAAGATAAAACATTACTCGACCCCTGAATATGGTATGGAGGCAACCATAAAAACGTTGAGATCTCCAAAATATGAATGTTTAATTGAAAATTTAAAGCGAGGTGATAATGCAATAGAAACTGCAAAATGTCCAAGCATACATACTTGGGGTACTGGAGAATTGTTGTTGAAGGTTTTGAGAAATCCTAGGCTAAAACCCCCTAAAATTGCAAGATAACTTGACAAAAGAGATTAACTGATATATTTATATTAAAAAAAAAATAACATGGGAAAATTAAGACCAATAGGTAGCGAAAAACTAGAAGGATTAGATAAAATAAATCGCATCCTGGAAATCGCTAAATATAACGAAAAAATACCAAACCCGATCAATGAAAACTCTTCAATTGAATATGCTAAGAAATTAGCTGATGGTAAAAAATATCATATTATAAAAGAGAAATCAGGTTATGTAATTAAGTCTGGATTAAACGAATCCACACTTGATTATATTGAACCAATGAAAAGCAGAAAGTATTATCCATCATATTCTCAGGCATTAAAGAGGTTAAATCTTATCGTGAAGGAAGTTAATACATTGACCGGAAGAAAAGAGAATTTATCATTATTCAATGAGGGTGATAGCAACAAATATTATTTAAAGTATTCCGAGACCAATGAGCAGGCTATGCCTCCCGCTTCTGGTCCTACACAACCACCACCGCCGGCTCCGTCAATGCCTCCCCCGCCGGCTCCGTCAACACCGCCTCCTGGACCAGAATCTTCTGGTCCTGAACCGGATATTGAAATGGAGGATATGAGTACCATGCCAGACATGGAAGAGCCGAAAGATGAGGTTGTAAGCATGAAGACCATCCAAAAACTGACGGGTAAACTAACCCAGAAAATTAGATCATTTCTATCCAATGAGGAAAATGAAATGACATCAAAAGATATTAAATATGTTATAAACTCAGTTTTATCCGCCTTTGACTTAAATGATCTCGATGATGAGGATAAAGAAGAGATTTTAGGTAAGTTTGAGGAAGAGGATATGGATGATAGTGAAGGCGGAGAGGACCCAATGGCGCAAACACCTGAGCCACCTATGGAACCGGAAGGTGAAATGGCTGAATATTATCCGTCGCACAGAAGAGGTGCTAGAACTAGCGAATCCGGATACGGGAATAAGTTTGAAACAATTTTTTCGGAATCCAAAGTCGATTCAATATTGAACAAGTATTTTGGTAGTGGAAATATAAATGAAAGACAAAGAAAGGTTGAAAATAAATTAGTTAAAAAATACCCAAATGCAAAATTTATCGGGGAAAGTATAACTAAAAATCTTATTTATGAAATAAATAAAAGAAGAGTTTTTATTAAACCCGACGGCACTGTTATATAATGAAACTGATTTTCATAAACGAGCTTGGACCAAACTATCGCGGAGAAAATATTTACGAGTTTATTTTTGGTGATAGTGAAAAAGGTGTTGAGGGCGAGCTTTGGGAGTCAAAGCCTGCGAATGGATATCCCCAACCCCCAAATCTCAATTTTGTTTCAAAAGTTGGAACACTTAGAAACGATGAACTTTCATTTTCTGTTATTCAGAAATCGGATTACTTTTCCATGTATGATGCAATAGATGATGTTATAGCACTTGCATGGGAAAATGAATCGGATTCGGTTGATTTTGATAACGTAAGAAGACTTGTATTTAGATACGGTGAGGATGAGTCGTCGGTGAAAAATAAATTATACGAGAGAGATTATGTTCTCGAGTTTGAAAAAAAAGTAGTTTATGAATCTTAACGATAAAATATCACACCTAATAAAACATGGGCTTTCTCCATCATTTGTTATGAAACTTAACGAAAGTGTTATTAACGAAATGTATGGAAGACTCATGGAAAAAAAGAACGAGCCAACCGAAGCGGTGACAACCAAGATTACTACAGAAAAAGTAATAACAATGACACAAAATGACGCTAAAAATCAAGGTGTAAATGTTGATGGTGTAAACGTTTCCATGGATAACGCAGGGATGATAAGTGTAAAACAAACAAAACCAACAACAGAAACTGCCAATCCGGAGGAAAAACAAGTTGTGAAAAAGGATAAAAAATCGGAGGTTGATGAAAAGTTCGAATCCAAAAGCCAGCAAAAATATTTTTACTCTCGTTGTAAAGATAAAAAGCTAACAGAAAAAGAAAGAAAAAAATGGTGCAAAATGGCTGATGAATTTTCTTCGGATACTAATTTCAAAAAATTACCTGAAAAAGTTTCCAAAAAGGATAAACTTGAAGAAAATATATATAACTTTGTAGTAAATGCTACATTGCCGCCAATATCAAAAAGAGATTTACTCAAAATCATTTCAGAAACAAAAAAATAAATATTTTAAAATAAATTTTAGCCCATTCATATTCATTGCAAATTGAATTTGAATGGGTTTTTTTATTAAATCAAAAAATGGCTTTAAAGAAAGAACAATTAATGCTTGAGTATATTAAATGTATGAAAGATACGGTATATACTCTTAAAACTTATTTGCAAACTTATGATAATACGGTTTCAAAGTATGTTCCACTTGAATTATTTCCGGACCAGATTGCTCTACTTGAAGATTATGAGAAATATAACGAAAATATCGCGTTGAAATATCGTCAGGCAGGGGTGTCTACAGTAACGGCTGCTTGGTTATCAAAAAAATTGGTGTTTGCAAATAAACAAAAACCTGAAAAAGTTCTGATTATTGCTAACAAGCAAGATACATCTTTGGAGGTAGCAAATAAAATTAGAGCTTTTATAACCCAATATCCCGCTTGGATGGGGGTTAATTTTTCTCAAGAGAAAAACTCACAAAAGCATTATAAATTAACAAATGGATGTGAGGTAAAAGCCGTTGCAACTTCGAAGGATGCTCTTAGGGGTTTCACGCCAACAATTTTGATATTTGATGAAGCGGCATTTATTGATGCCGATAGTGATTTCTGGGCAGCTTGTATGGCTTCCCTATCTTGTGTTCATGAGGATTCGTATATTTTCACTGATAATGGTTTAATGCAATTAAAAGATATTATCGATGAAAAAAACAAGATAGGGTTTACGGAATATACTGGCAACATAAAAGTTATAAACAAGGACGGGGAAATAACTGAAATAAAAAACACATTTAAATCAGTTAGAAGTGTATGCTATAATATTAAAACAAAATCGGGATATGAATTGACCGGTTCTTATAAGCACCCACTTTTGGTGAACACTGGAGGTGATAATGAAGAATGGGTTTGGATGGAGAATTTGAAAATGGGTGATAATATTAAAATGCAATTCAATCAAAATTTGTTTGGAGCAGATCAAGAAATCGATTTTAAATTAAAGCATTATAATGAAAAAGAAAAATATAAATTACCATTGAGATTATCTGATGATTTGGACTTGTGTTATCTTATGGGGTTATTTATTGCTGAGGGAAACTACAGTGAGAACACAATTGCAATAACAAATGGCGATGATGAAATAATAGAATTTTTAATGAGTAAAGGCTTTTCAAAGAGTAGAGAACATCATTATTATTATTCGTCATCATATCTGACAAGATTTTTCCAGGAATACATTGGAATAAGCAAAACAAAAGCAAACGGTAAAAAAATACCATCAATTATTTTAAGGAGTTCAAGAGAGGTTGTCAAAGCTTTTTTGCAAGGTATGTTTGATGGTGATGGTTGTGCATTTAAAAACGGAGTCAAATACACCACCACATCAAAAGAATTGGCATCTCAACTGCAAATATTATTATTGAATTTTGGCGTACAATCATATATCAAGTACACGGAAGAAAAAACATCTGAAACATCGGTTTTAACAAACAAAAATCACATAACAAAAATTTACAATCTGTATATTAAAAACCAATATATCCATAAATTCTTTGATGAGATTGGATTTAGGTTGACAAGAAAGCAGAACAAGAAAAATGATTATATAAATAAACTAAAAAACAGGCAATTCATATATGCAACCAAAGATGAATTAAAGTTAATTTTTAAAGAAAACAATATTAGGCGTTCTCAATATGAAAAAGAATTCAGGTTTATGGATGGCTTATTGAGGATTAATAGATCAAGAATTTCTTTACATTCCATTGAGAAACTATTTGATAAAAATTTATATAATAAAAATACATTGTCCATCTGGGAAAATAGATATGAAAATTTAAAAAACTATTTTTATGATGAAATTGTTGAAATAGTAACATTTGAAGATGATACCTACGATTTGGAAATACCCAATGGTCATTCTTTTATTAGTAATGGTATAATTTCTCACAACACAGGAGGTAAAGTTGTAGTTGTTTCAACGCCAAATGGTTATGATCCAATTTATTATGAAATATATGATCAATCCCTTAGAGGAATGAACGATTTTAAGATAACGGAAATGTATTGGTATCGAGACCCTAGGTACACAAAGGATTTATATATGGTTAAGACAACCGATATTATACATTACTTGTTGAATAAAGAAGATTATAAAAAAACAGATATTATTAGTTGGGGGGATATACCTTTTGAAAAACGAGATTTCAATGAACTATCTGAAATTATAAATAAAGGTTATAAACCGTGTTCTTCCTGGTTTGAGGGGATGGTTAAAAAATTAAAATATGACAAAAGAAAGGTATCTCAGGAACTCGAGTGTGTTGTTGGGGAAACAATTATTACTATTAGGGATAAGGCAACGGGTTTAATAAAAAAAATAGAAATCTCAGAGTTATATGAACTATTACGTGAAAATTAATTTGATTTTATTTTTTGTTTTAATTCCGATGCACGGACTTTCGCAAAACAAAAACACAAAAATGGGTTATGAAGAACCTAGAGATGAATGGGGGGTAATTCATGATATTCCCGATATTTCCGTTGACGAAGAAAAAGAGTTTTATATTATTTTGTATGAGAAAAATAATGTGAAATATCGTTATTTTGGTGACGATGGTGTATCGGTATTTGAAAAACGAGATTTACCGTTATATTTAATAGATGCGCGTAAGAAATATCCTAGCGCATATGTTGAATCAATATATTGATTATGATTAAAAATACTAAATACGAAATATTATCTCCGAATGGCTTTGTTCATTTTGATGGAATACAAAAATTAAAAAAGAAAACAAGAGAGATTTTTTTCGATGATGGAAATTCCCTAAGAGGAACTTATAATCATATGATATACACCCAAGAAGGATCTCCAATATTAATTGGGGATATTTTTCCTGGCAACACCGTTAAAACCGATAATGGATTTTGCACCGTGTGCGATTATATTGACCACGAGGAGGAAGTGTATGTATATGATATAATAAACGCAGGTGAGCGCAATTTATACTACACAAACGCTATTGTTTCACATAATTGCAATTTCCTTGGTTCTGGTGATAATGTTTTCGATTCAAATCTTTTGCATAAGATAAAAGAAAACTATTTAACGGAGCCTAAAAATAAAATGCTTGGCAATTCCCTATGGATTTGGAAAGAGCCGGAACAAGGACATAGGTATGTGGTTGGAGCGGATATTAGTCGAGGCGACAGCGAGGATTACAGTTCAATGCAAATAATTGATTTCGATACAAGAGAACAGGTTGCGGAATTCGTGGGTAAAATGCCTCCGGATACTATGGCTGAAATATGTTATAAGTGGGCTACACTATATTCGGCTTTTGTCGTGATAGATATTACCGGCGGAATGGGCGTTGCAACATCGAGAAAAATGCAGGAAATGGGATACAAAAACATGTATGTCGACGGAATAGATTTATCCAATAAATGGAAATACGATCCGAAGGCTATGGATAAGATACCTGGCTTGAATTTCAATAATAAGAGGGTTCAAATTATTGCGGCTTTTGAGGAGGCGATGCGTCACGATTTCAAAATATATAGTAATCGACTTTTCAATGAGATGAATACTTTCATATATGTAAACGGAAGACCTGATCACCAAAAGGGTCACCATGATGATTTGATCATGTCAATGGCTATGGCAATATATGTTGCGGAATCATCATTTTCGAGTTTAACAAAAGTTACGGAACAAGCCAAAGCAATGTTAAACTCTTGGTCGGTATCAAATAACGAAAACGTATCGGAACAACTTAAATTCAATCCTGCAATTCCTAATATATCGGAACATCCTCATAAACAAAACACAAGAAACCCAACAATGGATGATTATATTAAATACCAATGGTTATTTGGTATGAAATAGTATTTATGGATATGGGATTTATAAACAGAAGAAAATCGGGTAGGGTTTTTTCGGGTAGCAAATTAAATGTACCCGGACAGGGAATATCGACCGTTACAAAAGGTGGTGCCAATTCACCAACAGCCATAAAAGGAAAACCAAAGACGCCACCTAAAACAAATGGTGGTACCACAACATAATTAAATTAAAAAATGGAAAAGAACAGTAAGAATTTAACAATATGGCAGAGACTGACTCATGCGTTTGGTCCAAACTCGTTACTAAATCAAGATTACCCTACATATAATTTTGACAGAAAAGAGCTGCTTAAAACAACCTCTAAGCAAGAATACGAAAAGGAACTATTACAGGCGCAGCAATCTTTTTATCTGGCAAATCAATGGACAAAAATTGAAAATAACTTATACACTCAAGCGGTATATTACGAACCAACCAGATTAGCAAGTTTTTACGATTATGAATCAATGGAATTCTTTCCTGAAATAGCTGCTGCATTGGATATTTATGGCGAGGAATCGACAACGCCAGATCAAAATGGAAATATCCTGCAAATATATTCTGAATCAAAAAGGGTAAAGAGTATTTTAGAGGATTTATTTTACAATACTTTAGATATTAACACAAATCTACAAATGTGGACAAGAAATACCTCCAAATATGGGGATAATTTCGTTTATCTTAAACTTGATTCAGATAAAGGTATTGTTGGTTGTATGCAATTGCCTAATATTGAAATAGAAAGGCTTGAAAGGGGTATGCCATCGCAAGCCAGTAGAACAAATATTGATGAGCCTGAAGAGCAAAAGGGTTTGAGGTTTAAGTGGAAAGCTAAGGATATGGAGTTTAATTCTTGGGAAATTGCTCATTTCAGATTGCTTGGGGACGACAGGAAACTTCCGTACGGAACTGCAATGTTGGAAAAGGCTAGGAGAATTTGGAAACAACTAACTCTTGCAGAAGATGCGATGTTGATTTACAGAACTTCTCGTGCTCCGGAAAGACGAGTGTTCAAGGTTTTTGTCGGCAACATGGATGACGCAGACGTTGAGGCTTATGTACAACGTGTTGCAAATAAATTCAAGAGAAGTCAAGTTGTTGATTCCAAAACGGGAAATGTTGACCTCAGATTCAATCAGATGGCTGTTGACCAAGATTATTTTATTCCCGTTCGTGATCCTGCGCAAGCCAGTCCAATTGAAACATTGGCAGGAGCTCAAAATTTATCAGAGATTGCAGATATAGAATATCTCCAGAAAAAACTTCTAACCGCCTTGAGAATTCCAAAGGCGTTTTTAGGATTTGAGGAAGTTGTTGGCGACGGAAAAAATCTATCATTACAAGATATTAGATTTGCTAGAACAATCAATAGGATTCAGAAGTCTATGATTTCAGAAATGAATAAGATTGCAATCATACATTTGTTTTTGCTTGGTTTTGAGGATGAATTGAATAATTTCACATTAGGATTGACCAACCCATCCACTCAGGCTGATTTATTGAAAATTGATGTATGGAAAGAAAAAGTTGCATTATACAAAGAGGCGGTAACAGCTATCGAGGGTATAGCACCTACTTCAGTTTCTTGGGCTAAAAAGCACATTCTTGGATTCTCTGATGAGGAAATTAAGTTAGATCTTCAGCAGCAGAGGATTGAAAAAGCCGTTGGTGCCGAATTAACGAATACAGCAACGATTATAACACATTCTGGTATTTTCGACAATGTCGATAAACTATATGCAAACAAATTTGGAGAGCCAACAACAGGCGCAACGCCGTCCGCCGGAACAGAGCCTACTGCACCAGGAATGGATATGGGGTCAGAAATGGGTGGAATGGGTGCTGAAATAGGTGGTGCAGGTGGTACGGTGCCGGAGAATATGAAAAGAAATAATATGAAGATATTGATTGAGAACGAGTCGTTGATTGAAGAAGATGGTATAATCGACCTTTCAAAGGGTAGTAATTATTTGGGGGAAATTGAGCATAAACTTAAAAAACTTTTGAATGATTAGTATTTATAATAAAAAAATATGAAATTCGGTTTACTAAAATCCAAGATTGAGAAAAAAATTATCGATTCTTATGCTAAGAACAATTTCAAGAATGAGATAAAGTTATTTAAGAAATATGTCTTGGAGAATAAGAGTTTTAGCAAGATTTTCTACATATATGATAATTTGAGTGAAAATAAAGGTTTTGATAAAGATTATGTTAATGATTATATAAACGAATGTGTTGATTTATATAATAAAATTACGAGAAAGATAAATAAAGAAGACTGCCGTCAGTTGAATGAATGGGTTTCAAATATTGAAACAGAAAACAACTACTTGGATATTGATAATATTTTTTCAAATAATGTGTTGATGACCGAGGAAAAATTAAAAAGTAGAAAAAAGATTATTGATAATATCGTAAAAACCCCAAAACAAAAGGGTGAAACAATGAATTTACCTATTTCAACATTATTCAGTGTCGCTAATAAATCAGCAAATAGTTATATCGAGAGCCTCGATGAATCTGAAAGAATTGAGATTATTAAAATAATGAATGAGAGCGATGATAGCCTTCAAAAAGATTTTGAGACCTTAAAGATTAATGTAATAGAAAAACTTGAAAACATTAAAGAATCCGATGAAGATTCAAAGAGCAGAATAGCCGAGGCAATAGAAAAAATAAAAACAGATTCTTATAGCAAGTTTTCATATTACAACTTAAAAAATTTATACGAATCGATCTAGTCTAGATCATCTTTTTTCTTCCTACTATAAACAGCTTTTTTTATAATATCACGTTTAAGATCAGAATCTTTTACGTGATATTTTTTTTTGTTGATCTGAGTCATTTGCTTTGTTCTGATAATTTTGCTGGTATATATTTTCAATGCCTTTTCCAGCGGCATATTTCTTTCTAACTTAACAATTATCATGTTTTTATAATTTTTTATAAATATGTATAAATTTACCTAAAACTAAATAACAGAACATGTTTTTACAGAAAAAAGGGCGCACAGCGAAAATAAATAAACTAGGTTCGGTTAAATGTAAATACGGTACGGTAGATTGTCAGGAATTTAAATCAATTTATCTGATATTGGAATGTTGGTTGGAGCCAAAAAGCGAAACAGAAAATTGGTCTCGAATTGTTAATTTACTAGATCGAGAAATAAAATCTGTCATAAAGACATCTTTAAATAACAAGATTTTTAAAGAAAAATTTATTTCAGATTTAGATTTGAGATACAGTGGTATGAAATTATCTAAAAGATCCTTCCTGAGTCTTGAGATTAATTTATTCATAAAAAATCAAGATTTTAATTTCAAATCAAAAGAAATTAAAGATAGTATGATTAATCTTTCTAGTAAAATAGTATCAACCACGTTGGATAACAATAAATGGTTTACAATACACTCAAGTAAGAAAAAATCAATTTTGGATAATTTCTAATTTTATATCTATTTATTTGTAAAAAAATATATGAATTTGCTAATATTAAAACCTGGAGAAACAGGTAGGGGTATATTAATAGAGTACGATGCCGGGTATGTTTCCCCAAGAGATGGGTATAACGCAAAAATGGTTAACGAATCCAAAAACATGTTGGATTACTCTAAACCTTTTGAGTTCTACGCAGTTCTACAAAAATATAATACGCCAAATAGAAATGGTAGAATTTATCCAGAGAGAATTCTTAAGCGGGAGGCAGAAAACTATAAAAAAATGATTCAAAAAGGTACAGCCTTATCCGAATTAAATCACCCGGAATCATCGTTAATTGACCTGGATAGAGTTTCACATGAGATTACGGATATTTGGTGGGATGGTCCTGTTTTGATGGGTAAACTTAAACTATTAACCAGCCCCGGATTTCACGAGAGGGGTATCGTATCGACAAAAGGTGATTTGGCGGCTAACTATTTGAGGCAAGGGGTTACTCTTGGTATTTCTTCTAGAGGTGTAGGATCGCTTAAGAAAGTTGGTGAACAAAATGAGGTTCAAGATGATTTTGAACTAATTTGTTTTGATTTAGTTTCATCTCCTTCGACACCTGGAGCATATTTGTTTGTGAATAAGGATGATAGATTCAATTTTGAAGAGAATATTGAGGAAGAAAAGAAAATGCGTCAAAAAGAATCGGGATCGAAATCAATAGATTTGATGAATAAATTGAATAATTATCTTGGATATCGATAAATTTTTTCTTGTAAAAAAGGTGAAATATAAAAACTACGATTATCTTTGCGTATAATTTTTATTTAACCACAAAATTTTTAAATTATGGATCAGGTAAACAAGTATTTTATTGCTAAAATTAGCACCGACGTAGAAGATGAAGAAACCGGACGTGTTAAGGTAAGACGCGAGGAAAAGTTGGTTAACGCTATCTCGCCAACAGATGTTGAAGCAAAAATAACAAAACAACTGGAAGGTAGTATGGAGGATTGGAGGATTACAGCTATAGTGGAAAGTAAGATAAATGAAGTTGTAGAGTAAATCAAATAATTTTTTTTAAAAGGAGGTATCGAAAGGTACCTCCTTTTTTTTGTTGTTTTTTTTTTAAAACGATATATTTATTTAAAAATAAAACAAAAAATCAACTTTTCTGATTTCTTGTATATTTATAAACAAAAAACAATAAAAATGGGAAAAGAAAAAACTTTAGTAAGCGAAACAATTCTCCAACTTAAAAATTTGGAAGACGTTGTAACCGAAAACGCAAAAGGAATACTTGCTTCGACGATGAAGGAAGAAATCAAGGAACTTGTAAAAGAATCTCTTATCGAAGCCGAAGATGATGAGATTGATGATGAAGAAAACATCGACATCAACTTCGATGACGAAGATGATGAAACTGAAGGCGATATGGATGACATGGAGGATGTTGAAGATGAGGAGGATGAGGACGACGAAGATGGTATGGGTTTTGACGATTCTGAAGAAGCCATTGATCTTACGACCAGCTCCAATTCGGATGCCCTCAGAGTTTTTAAACTTTTGGGACCAGAAGACCAAATAATTGTTACCAAAGACTCTAGCGGTAACATTAACGTAAAAGATAATGAAACAAACAAAGAATATATGATAGTAGCTGAATCAGATGAAGATTATTATTCCGACGAGTTCGAAGAAGAAGAACTTGATGAGGAAAGTTACTTTGGCGACGAAGGAGATGATGATGATGATTTTAACACACCACCCAGTCTTAAAAAATTCAATTATGATATTCCTGAATTATCCCCGATAAGCCCCGAAGAAATGGAGTTTGGTGCAGAAGATGAGGGTGATGAATATTCATCAAAAGATGTTGATATTTTCTCTAGAAGGAGAGGTTCCGATATTGAAAGTGATGAGGATGAGGACGGAGATGATGATCTTGAAGAATCCATTTATGAAATAACATTTGGTAAGGATGAAATGGATGAGGGCGATGATTATGAATTAGGGGAGGATGATGAATTTGAAGAAGATTACAACCTTGACGAAGATGATTATGAATTTGAAGAGGGTATGGAATTTGGAGACGAGATGGATGAGGAAGATGAAGACGATGATTTTAGTAGAATATTTGATGAAGATTCGATAATGGAAGCCAAGAAAATGCGCAAGGGTTTTAAAGCCAAAGGTGTCGGAATGGGCAGTCCTAATGTTAAAGTTTATCATGATAAACCAAACATGGGCAAAGGTTTTAAAACCGATATGAAACAAGGACCCAGAGCGGTCGGAACGGGCAAGGCTAAATTTGAATATAAGGAGTCAAAGGACGTTAAACCAAAGAAAGCCGAAACAAAAGAAGCGAGCAGAACGCTTGGATCGGGTTCTAAATTTAGAAAAGGTGGATTGCCAAAACAAAGAGCACATTCCAAGTTTAACGCAAATATCAAGTCTACGATTAAGGAGGACATTAATAACGCGGAAATTCAGATTCTTAAAGATAAGAATATTGAGTTAAGAAACGCCTTGAATATTTTCAGGGATAAGCTCAATGAAGTTGCGGTGTTTAATTCCAATTTAGCGTATGCGACAAGATTGTTTACCGAACACTCAACATCGAAGCAAGAGAAAATAAACATTCTTAAAAGATTTGACGGGGTTGAGACCTTAAAGGAATCTAAAAACCTATACAAAAGTATTAAGGATGAATTGAGTTCGACCAAAAAGCAAATGAACGAATCAATTGAGCGTAAAATTGAAAAAGTTCAATCGACGGGATCTGCTGTTAACTTGATCGAATCAAAAACGTATGAGAATCCTCAATTTTTGAGAATGAAAGATCTTATGCAAAAAATAAAATAAACCCAATAAAAAAAATAAAAACACACAAAATGGGAGCATTACTCGAATCCGGTCTTGTTGGTAATATTGGTCTTAAGCACCTTAAAGTTATCAAAGAAGACACTATTGAAAAATGGAATCGCTTAGGATTCCTCGAAGGTCTTAATGGCATGTTGAGAGAAAATATTGCGCAGTTGTATGAAAACCAAGCCTCTTTCTTGATTAACGAAGCAACCTCTGATGGTAGCTCCGGTTCTTTCGAAACGGTTGTTTTCCCGATTGTTAGACGCGTTTTCTCCAAATTGCTCGCTAACGACATCGTTTCTGTACAAGCTATGAACTTACCTATTGGTAAATTGTTCTACTTTGTACCTAAAATCCAAGGTTATAGCGGCGGTACAGCTGACAGCTCTGGTGATCACTATGCACCTGTAGGTTCTCCAGGTAATTATCCCGGTGATCCAACCGCAGGATACACTGGCGCTGGTGCATACACCAAAAACCTCTATGACTTATTCTACGAAGGCAATGAAGCAGCTCTTGATCCTCCGGGTCTTTTCGACTATTCCAAAGGTCGTTGGTCAGCAGTTACTGCTAGCACCGCTGTTCAGGTTTGGAATGGTTCTAACTTGGTTAACTACACCGGTACTTCTCTTAACAACCAAAATGTTAGAAAACTCATCATCAAGATGTGTGGATTTGCTAACACGGGTGTTGGTAAGATGATTGGACCTGACGGTAACGAATATGATACCGAAACCTTCTTGTCTGACCTCAGAATTTTCGCCACTAACTCGAGCATTACGACTGGCACCTCTTGCAGCGTATTGTACACCAATGGTGTTGCCAATTCCTTGTTGTTCCGCGTTGTTACGCAACAATATGGTCAGGGTATCGTTAGCGGCTTGAATAATCGCGCAACAGCTGCTTGGGCTAGCCAAGGCAACGGTGGTTCCTATAACGATATTTGCAGCCCAGATGGTTGTATCTATCTTGAGGTTGACCTCTCTTGCCCAGTTTGCGCCGATTGCGATTCCACCTCTTTGGACGGTTATACCGGTTCCACGATTGGTGATAGCACCTTGCTTACTGGTACCACTGGCACGACCGCATTCCTTGCCGTCTTCAGACGTTACGAAGAACTCGAATTCGAAGATAAGATTGGTGAAGTTTCCTTTGACCTTGAGTCAGTAACCGTTACCGTAACGGAAAGAAAACTTAGAGCACAATGGTCGCCTGAACTTGCTCAAGACGTTGCGGCTTTCCACAACATTGACGCTGAGGCTGAATTGACCGCCTTGTTGTCCGAGCAAGTTGCCGCCGAGATTGACCGCGAAATTCTCCGCGACCTTCGTAAGGGTGCCGCTTGGAACCTTCGCTGGGATTACAACGGTTGGAGAAGAATCCAACAAACGACTTCTTATACGCAGAAGGACTGGAACCAAACCTTGATTACCGCAATCAACCAATTGTCCGCACAAATTCACAAGTCGACGCTTCGTGGTGGTGCCAACTGGATTGTTGTTTCCTCTGAGGTTTCTGCAATTTTCGACGACCTTGAATACTTCCACGTATCGAACGCTTCTCCGGAGCAAGACCAGTACAACATGGGTATTGAGCGCGTTGGAACGCTTGCCGGTCGCTACCAAGTTTATCGCGACCCGTACTTCCCGGCTAACCAAATTTTGATTGGACACAAAGGTACCTCGTTGCTCGACACGGGCTATATTTACGCTCCGTATGTTCCGTTGCAATTGACGCCCACGATGTACAATCCTTTCAACTTCACCCCAATCAAAGGTATTATGACACGTTATGCGAAGAAATTCGTTAACAACCGCTTCTACGGTAGAATTACCGTTGACGGTGTACGTACCTTCGATCTCCGTGAATTGAGATAATTGGATTGAAAATTACTATAAAAGGGGGTTGGATTGTTTCCAATCCCCTTTTTTTATTGATCAATTATTTAAAATTTTTTATTTATTAGTATTTATTATAAAAAAAATTATGTCATATTACAAACAAAAAAGACTGATTATATCCGAACAAGAAAGAAACGAAATTCTTTCAAAATATGGTATAATAAACGAGGTTAATATAAAGGTGGACGACTTTACATTAAAAGTTGGCAGTAGAGGTTTTTTTGCCAATGGTAAATGGAAAAATTTGAAACCAGAGGCTCAAGCTGAATTTGAAAAGGATAAAGAGGCTACCAAAAACTTTGTAAAAGAATGGGGTAATATTCCTGGCTATATTATTGAAGTTAAAATTGAAGCCAGTGAATCTCGAGTTACAAATTACGACAGAGAGGTAGAGGGTAATGTGAGATTGAAAGAAGGCGAATTATCTAAACGCAGAGCAGATACAATGAAAAGAATTCTTACAGGACTTTTCGAATCTTATTTAAAGGAAGGTATCATAAAGGAAATGCCGGTTTTTAAAGAATCTATTATAAAAATAGGTGAAACCCCTTATGTTAGGGGTACAAGCAACCCCAAAGATCCTGTTTACGATAAAGAGCGTTATGTTTTTTATTCCCTTAAAGCGGTAAGAGAAAAGACTCCGCCACTTAAACCGCCAACAGAGTCTCAGCCTGATGATTGTAAAATAATTATACAATTTGTCTCTAATTCAGAAACACTAACGAAAAATAAATTAGTATTTAAGGCGCCTGACGCGGATTATAAATCCACGCCAGATGTTTGTAAAGCTGGATGGGGTTTTTGCGCTGGTTGTTCGGGTAGGGTTGGAAATACAAACGCAAAGTTCAAGGTTTTAATAAATGGAGATACTATTGGGAGAATAGATATGAGCGGATCCGAGGGTTCAGTAAGAAAAGGTGTTAAAATACCATCTGGGTTAACCAAGATGTTAAAAGATAACACGCCACTTAATTTAAGTATAGAAAAAGAAAGTGGTAACGGTACATTTAATTTTGGATTTAGGATTTTTAAATTTAATGAACAAAATAAACCAATGTTAACATATGAATCTTGTTTGCCCGTAAAATCATATATTCTGACAAACGAAAAAGACTGGGTGGGGATTAATGATTTTGAACTAGCTCTAGAGCAAGGTAATACAATAAAATTGGGTACTATTAAAGATTGTAATGGAACAACGGAATTGGCGTCACTTCAAAATTTTGGTTTTGGAGAAATAGATCAGTTATCAACAGGTGAAAATCCTAAACTTCTTATACACAAAGGAGCAGATGTTTTAACACACGCAAAAGGGTGTCCTAAAGCTAGATTTCCTGATGGATTTTAAATAAACAAATAAAAAAAAAACAAAATGAAACATTTATTTACATTAACGGAACAAGAACGCAATCGTATTTTAGGCTTGCACAAAATTTTAAATAAAACTATTAAGGAGCAATCGGATGTTACCGTTGGCGATCTTGGAGTTGGTTACGGTAGAATGTTCAGGGGTAAAAATCCAACTGGTGTTGAGTATGGAACTAACCCAAGAAGTAAATTTTTATATAATCAAATTAAAGATTTTTGTAAACCTGATAATGTTAAATTATATGGTGAACCACGTAATCCACATCATTTAATAAATTTTGTTAGATTTATGAAAGATTATATATATGATACCGCCAACAATTACGATCCGAAAGCTGCCGCTAGCGATATATTAAGACAGTTGAAAGATACAATTGTAAATGGTGCCGATTTATGTTATTTAAACAATTATTTAATTAAAAATGAAAATATACCAAGCGGTTTTCATGGTTTATTATCAAGTAATACTAGAGTACCCATCAATTGGGACGAAGTTTTTAAGGCGTTACAAGGTGCAAGATTTGCCGCTTGGTGTATGATTTATCCAGATGATAGCTCTTGCAGGTTATATACAGATAAACCTGAAAACAGTGAAGTAGATAAATCAAATGTTGACGAACCTAAAAAAACTGAAAAAGAAGTATCTGATTTAAATAGAGCTACTTTATATCAAATATTGAAAAAAGTTGGTATAGATTCGGCGGATTTAAATAAGAGATCAAATAACAAATTAACAGATAGTGATTTACAATCCATATATAATTTCTTAAATAAATAAAAGTCAAAAAATCAAAAAAAAATGAAAATAACAAAAAATGAAAAACAAAATATATTGGAAAAATATTATATAAGAAATTCTTATAATATAATTACCGAACAAGTGTATGCCAAAGGAGATATTGTTAGAAAAATACAAAATAAATTAATCGAAAAAGGTATTAAAATTGGTTTAGCGGACGGTGATATGGGTCCAAAAACATTAAAAGGTTTAATACAAGCCTTAGACGTTCATTCGGTTAATGATGTGTTTTTTGATAAACCAACTAATGATACAGATGATGACATAGATACCAAAAGAGCACTGTAATAAATAATAAAAAAAAACAAAATGAAAAATCTATATACATTAACAGAGGAAGAAAAAAAGCGCATTTTGGGTATGCATCAAAATGCGACCAAGAAACAATATCTGAAGGAGCAGTCCGCGTGGGGCGCCAGATGGGCAGGTACGGAAGTTGATCCTGATAATGATCCCAATAGTCTATTTGTGCTAAATAAAATTAAACAATATTGTGTTGGTGGTAATGAAAATCTGTTAACAAGTAATACTGG